TCAAGTCCTGTGATGTACAATTTCTTTAAATTACTTTGTAGCAGATCTACAATAGCTACAGTACCGCTATTAGGTCTTGTGTTACCAACGCCTTTAATTGATTTTTTTATATTCTCATAGACATTTTCATCTACAATGTAATGGTCATATTTTCTTTCAAATAACCTAACATTTTGTTCGCATCTTGAAGCAAAGAACCACTCTGTTCTTGGATAAGAGCAAACTAAAATAGAGGGATTACAATTGTCATAGTTGTGATAAGAACCATCATAATACACTATATCTGTTCTTGATCCAGCATCTAAAACGGATTGAATATTGGCATAGTTAATTCTAACTACATAATCAAACGAATCTATATACTGACCTTTTTGTTGTCCTTTTAGTGAAGAAGCTGGTCCTACCAGTGCTACTGTTTTATTTTTTAATTTATGGTGCATAATTTCCTTATTTTTTTCTTAATTCTTTTTCATCTTTAATCATTGGCATTATTTTTTTTGTATCTTCAAATTGTTTAAGCCACTCATATCTTTCCTCAGGATAGCAATATCTTGGATCAAGCATAAGAGTTGGTGGATTTTTTTTTAAATAAGCATTCCAGTGAGATTCATCATGCCAAATTGCTATAATCTTGTTTTTTCCATCAATGTTAATATTATTACTAATTTCTTTACTAGCTTTTAAATAATATTCTGGTGTTCCTCCTTGAAAACCGCCACAAAAATAGCTAGATTCAAAACTTGGAGCCACATATGCCGTTGATTCTTTTCTTGTTTCAAATGTTGCACCACCTCTCTTGTAAAATCCAGGGTGATATGTAGCAACAAGATCCCCAAAAGCTTCATCATCAACAGTGCCGATAACATTCATATCAACATCAATATAGTATACATAATCGTACTTTTTTAACTCTTCTTCAGCTTTTAAAAAATAGTGGTATCTAAACAATGTGTCTCCAGGAAAACCTCTTCTTTTTATAAAATATTTTTTTATTTTTAATCTTTTGTCCGTAAATTCTTTATCACTATCTGTGAATAAAAACAAATCTACCTCATGAGATGGAAAAAAGTTTTTACTTATACAATTTTTTGATTTCTCAAATAAGTTAATATATCTACCTGTTGCTATATTTATCGCTGCTATTTTCATTCTATACCTCTTCAATTGAAAGAAAATACTCATCTGATGTTAAGCACTTTCCAGTTTCTAGATCAAATTTCCAATTATGTAATGGACAAGTTAATGTATTACCCTCTATTATACCACATTTTTCTAAATTTACAAACTTATGAGGACAATATTTTTGTATTTTTTTGTTTTTTCCATTCACCTTTGTTTCAAATGTATCTTCTATTTCTTTTTTAACCATATTATCTGATATAAAAATTCTTTCAGATAACTTAAATCTTTTTAAGTCTAAATTTTTAAACATAGTAAATAAAAATTCGTTGAAAACATCATCTTGTCGAGAGCACTCAAACCTCATACTCAAAAAATATTCATCAAAATCTATTGATGGTTGATTAATTAGATAATTTACTATTTCTGGGTCGAAGACAAAGCAGTATTTATATTTTTGATTTGTATATTCTTGAAAACAATCAGCAGTATTTAATTTAAAATCTATTATCCACTTAGAGTGATCTTTAAATGTAACTAAAAAAGGAAAGCTGATCTTGTGAATAAAAACTTTAGAATTCTTTTTTATATCTATTATTAAAGATGAAAATTTTTCAATCAAATTTGTTAGATCTTGTTCTGGGACAAAACTGCTTAACAGCAAACCTTGTTGTTTTTTTTTCTCTCTCATTTGTAAAAAAGTATCATAAAAATTGTTATATATCTTGTCTCTTTTTTTAATGTTTGTGTTATTAGTAATTTGATGATCGTTTATTTCAATTACAGACCCAGGAATAACAAAAAGAGAAGACAGATTGTTTTGATTCAAGTAATTGTTTATTTCATCATGTAGTGGAAAAGGATTGAAGTCCATTTTTCTTGTTTCGTCCCAAAAGTTAAATTTTTCATGTAAAAACAAAGGTGGTCCAGCGTTTGGTACAATGTGTTTTGGCTTTATGTGTTTACCATATTCAACAGCTCTATTTAAAACATTTCTTTTTTTAATCTTACATTTTTTTATCATTTTTTCTATTGGATAGTCATAAACACAAGGCCACCAAATAGCACTAGAACACTGCATTAGTAATAAATCTACATTTTTAGAATACTTTTTTATCTTTTCAAAACTAGGGTGACAATCATTTAGATTTATGATCTTTCCTTTTCCGTAATCAAGTATGATAGCTGAGTCTCTGTCGTTGAAGCCATCTTCTATAATTAAGTTAATTTTAATTCCTTTTATCTCTATACTATCGTCCTCTGATAATTCTATTATGTTCGTGAATCCAATTTTTTTTAAAGTGTTTAATAACACTTTATCCCTAAATTTTGGAATTAAAATTTTTGTTTTTTTATTTATTTTTTTTAAAGTCCATTCATCACAATGGTCTTTATGAGCATGCGATATATATAAAAAATCCAACTCTGAGAATATATCATCTGAAAATAAACTTGAGTTATCAGGAAATTGATGCCATGAATTTAAAAAAGTACCATAAGGGTTAAACCATGGATCAAAAATAGCTTTAAAGTTATCCTTGTTTACAACCCATCCAGCGTGACCTATATAAGTTAATTTAAAACTCACGAAATAATACTCCAATTTTTTGGAAATAAATCATGTGTTTGTTTATCTGAATATTTTGGTCCAAACCATTTTTTGGGGCAAATTACTTTTTTATTTTTATTTTCGTTTAACCAAGCTCCCCACCAAGAAAAAGATGAATTAGCAATAATGTTGTCTCTACAATTTGACATTAAAATAATATCTTCCCAATCATATTCAGCTTTTGAGAATTCAGCGTTTTTTAAAAAATCAAAATTACTTTTACACCATTCTAAATCGTTACTAAAAATTATAAATTTTGTATTTTCATTAAATTTTGATACAGCTTTTTTATAGTATTTAATATCTAGATTATGATGGTAATCACTTAATTTTAAATAATCTCCTCTTCTAACATGAATAGAAACATGGTTTGATAAATCTCCATATTTTTTTAGCATTAGATCTTTCATTTCTTTTATGTTCAAGTCTCTAATAATTTTATCTCTATGTTTTTCAAAGTATCGATACGATTGAAAATAACCATATATTTTTGTTGTTCCTTCTTTAATTTTGATAGGACTAAACGAGAATTTTTGTTCTGTATAAATATGATTATAAAACTCTCCATCTCTACCTATATTTAAGTTTTTATAAAACAAGCTTTTATATTGTTTTATAAAACTATCTTTTCTTATTTGTGGAAAATACACATTTGCTTGGTTATCGTATCCAGCAGCAAGTGCTGTAGCTACGCAAAAAAGCTGATTACCTATGCCCGACATATCACCACTTGGTCCTAAGATGTGCCCTTGTATTAATTTGTTTGAATAAATTTTTTTGTTTCTTATTTCTTGTTCTGTATCTAGTTGTAGCTTATGGTTTACTTTATCATCATTTAAAGGATTTTGACGATTGTAACAGTATAGCATCTTATCAATGTGACACGCTAAAGGACCAGCCATTTCTAACATTGGAAACATAAAAGCCATGTCCCAAGTCATTCTGTAAAAATTATTGTCTTTTTTTAAATCTTCAATCTTTATACAATTCCACAAAGATCTTTTAAAAGTTCTAAGATGAGAAGTTACCCATGTATTTTTTCTATATGTTTTATTAACAACAATATCTTTCTCAATTTCTAAACAAAATTTACCTTTTTGTTTAGAAGGGAACTCTATGTAAGAACCATAGGTCATTAAACAACCAAACTCATTATAGGTGTCATTAACTATTTCTAAACTTCTCTTAGTGGCTAGCCAATCATCACCATCTAGAGTTAAAATTATATCATTAGGATCTTTTCCTGATTGTTCGATTGCTTCAAAAATGTTTCTTAAAGCAAATTTTTTTTCAACGTTTTTTATTAATTTAAAACGAGCATCATCTTTTATTGAATTTTCTATTATGTTAGATGAATTATCAGTTGATATATCATCTATTAAAAAACACTCATAGTTTTTGTGTGTTTGTAGTTTTATTGATTTTATAAGTTTTTCAATCCACTTCTCAACATTATA